AAGCACTCGTGGCCTGATGCTGGAAATTGGCAAGGCTATCTACCACGAGTACATGCTGTCGATCTTTGCGGACGCAGAGCCTGAACTGTTCTATGCTCTGGTCAATGACTTCGACCGCCGCCATACTGGCACTGACCATCGTCTGACTGTGTTCAAGCACAGTGCGAAGGCCAATGGCGTTGTCTGGAATGAGTGGGGTCTTGGTGCCAAGGAACAAGTCGGCGGCTATTTGCTTGACGGGCTGCACGAGATTGGTATGGTCGAGGTCATGAAGGGCGGGCACTTTGAGCGTGGCAAGATCAAGATCAAGATGTACTGCACACTCAATCCTGATGTGCTGGAAATGATCCTGAAGATCAAAGACCTTGTGGCTGAAGCTGCACCGATTTTCATGCCATGCATTGAGCAGCCGCGTGACTGGACTACCATCAGCGACGGCGGGTTCCATAGTAAGGACATGCGCCGTGTCTCGCCGTACTGTGTCAAGGTTCGGCCTTCTGACATTAAGCACTTTCGTGAGGCGGACATGCCTGCTGTGCTGAGTGCGATCAATGCTCTGCAAGCTGTCGAGTGGCGCGTCAATAACAAGATGCTTGCTGCTGTCCGTGATGTTGCGCGGCACTTTGACATTGACGAGATCATTGCACAGGCAGAGGTTCCTCGCCCGCCTAAGCCTGAATGGTTGCAGGACAAGCACGATAAAGACAGCATGACGGAGGAACAGCTTACCGAGTTCCGTCACTGGAAGCGGATGCAAGCTGAGTGGCATACGGAAATGAAGCTGCGCGGCACCAAGGTCGGTAGGTTCGTCAGTGCAACCCGAGTGGCAGAGAAGTTCAAGGACTACCAGAAGATTTACTTCGTCTATCAAGCTGACTTCCGGGGCCGTCTGTACGCCAAGGTCAACGGCATCAGTCCGCAAGGCAGCGATCTTCAGAAGTGCTTGCTTGAGTTTGCCAACGGCAAGCCTTTGCTGACCAAGGAAGCACAGGAATGGTTCTGCATCACTGGTGCGAACCGTTGGGGATTCGACAAGGCTCCGCTGGCTGATCGTGTGCAGTGGGTGCATGATCGCAAGGACTTCTTGCTTCGCATTGCAAGCGATCCTATCAGCTACCGTGAATGGACAGAGGCTGACAGCCCGCTTCAGTTCCTTGCTTGGTGCTTTGAGTACGCTGAGTGGGTTGAGAAAGGCGATGCCTTTGAGTCCCGCATTGCTGTCGGTATGGACGGCAGTTGTAATGGCTTGCAGAACTTCAGCGCCATGCTTCGTGACGAGCTTGGTGGTAAGGCCACGAACCTTGTCCCCGGCCCGAAGCCGAACGACATTTACGCTATGGTCGCGGAAGTCACTGCCCGCACACTGGCAGCCAAGTCCGAAGACGATGCAGCACGGGAACGCTACCGCACGATTTGGTTGAAGCACGGTATCAACCGATCCATTGTCAAGCGTGCTGTGATGACGCTGCCCTACGGCTCTACTCGTTTCTCTTGTGCCGAGTTCATTGAAGGTGACTACCTCAAAGCCGGGAAGGTTCCTGAGTTTGCTAAGGAAGAGTATCGTCGGGCCAGTGCTTACCTGTCCTTTCCTGTGTGGGACGGCATTGGTGAGGTGGTTGTTAAGGCTCGTGAGGCAATGGACTGGCTACAAGATGCTTCTGCCCGAGTCATCAAAGCAGGACACAAGCAGATCAAGTGGGTGTCGCCGTCGGGTTTCCCTGTACTTCAAACGTATTGGGAAGTCAGTGATCATCGCATCAACACGAAGTTGCTTGGAGCTACCAAGATTCTGATTCCGCAAGAGATCAGTTATCCCCATGCTCGCCGCCATCGCAACGGCATTGCGCCGAACTTTGTCCATAGCCTTGATGCTGCGCACCTGACCATGACTGTACTGAGGGCGAAGGAAGCAGGCATCAATGATCTGGCAATGATTCATGATGACTACGGCACACACGCTGCTGATGCTGGAAAGCTGTACCACATCATCCGCGAAGTCTTTGTCAACATGTACGAGCAGCACGACCCGTTGGCTGAGTTTGCTGCCGGATACCCTGAAGTAACGTTCAGTGCCTTCCCAACAAAGGGTGCATTGGACATTCGCCAAGTCCTCAACAGCCCGTATTTCTTTAGTTAAGGACAGTATAACAGAAGGCCATGTTTCGGCATGGCTTTCTACAGGAGATAGACAATGACTGACAAGGTTAAAGAAGTCGTCAGACTTGACCCAGTACAGTATAGCAACTTGGAACGTCAGTTGCCTCCGCCGGTTATCGGCAAGGACACGACTGATCTTCAGGCCGGGTTTGCTCTCGGAGTACAGGCAGTTCTCAAGCTGTTGAGGGAGGGTTTTACAAGTGTGCGTTGAATGGCCAAAAAGCAAAGATGCCTGCGGTTACGGCAGGGCGTGGTTTGATGGCAAACCCATCGGAGCACATCGCCTTGCGTACTGTCAGGCACATGGTCTAAAGCCTGCCGACCTTGCTCGGCGTTTCGGCGTCAAGGTAGGAACTGTCCAGCAGATCATTAAAGGTACAGCATACCGTGAGGTTATGTAATGTATCGGTTCGTTGATGACGAGACTGAGGCAGTGCAACTTGCTTATACATTGCAAGGCATTGTAGAGAAGTCACCGGGATGGCAAGGCAGGTTCAATCCTGAGACAGCTATCGAGAAATGGAAGGCAGGATATTTCCAAGCCATTGTAGTAGATGAAGAATACCTAGTCTTGTATGCAGTAGAAAGCCCTTGGTACAATGATCAAATCATTGAAGTATGGGAACTGTTCGTATGCAGGGTAGGGAAGGGGGTAGGGGGGAAGGGTAAAGCATTGCAAGGCATTGATAAGGCATTGATAGACATTGCCAAGAAACATGGTGCTTCTCGTATTGCTGTAGGAACTTCTCTACCCAAGAATAACAAAGCTCTTGCTAGGCTGTATCAAAGGCTTGGCTATGAGATCAATGCAATATCATTGACTAAGGAGTTGTAATGGGGAACATTGTAGGTAAGCTGACTGGTGCAGATGCTCAAGCCAAGGCTATGAAGAAAGCAGCAGAAGCACAAGCTCGGGCAACTGAGAATGCTGCACGTATTGCTCGTGATCAACAAGCACAAGAAGCTGCTGCTTCCCGACAAGCTGCACAACAAAGCAAGGAACAGGAACTGATGCGTGAGCAACAAGCGAAGGCATTGGAAGAACAGCTTGCTGCTCAAGAAGGTGTGATGGAAGAAGTCGATGTGGACATTGGCAATACTTCCGGCACTACCCGTAAGCGTAAGCAATTCTATGAAACTGGCGGGGCTGGTGCTGGCCTCAATATCTGAGGNGAGCTATGGCTACATTCGTTGGGTACGATCCTAAGAAACTTAGCTCGTACTTTGATTATTTCGCAGACCAAGCATGGAGTAACGACGAGTCGTTCTCCTACGATGCGGTTGTGGCAAGGGCACGTACTGCTGGAAGCGACGGGGCGTATTACTACAACAAAGGTAAATACGACGAGTTTCGTGATGCTGCCCGCAAGGGGTACAATCCTAACGACTTCAGCGAAGCTAACCTGAAGGCGGCAGAAAAGGCTTACGCAGACTACCTCGGCGCAGCAATGAACCCTAAAGGTAGTTCCAAGGGTAAAGCTGATATGTCTATCCAAGAGTTCATCGCTCTTGGCACAATGGCCGGAGACTTGCAGAATATCCGTACCCAGTACGGGAACGCTAAGATGCAAGGAGTGCTGGCCGACATTGAGACTGGCAAGTTGCGCCGAAAGCAGTTCGAGCAGATGCGTAAGATTGCCACGGAAGGCAATGAAGAAGCGTCTGAGGATCAGAAGCCTACCGGCAAAGCCTCTGTCTTGCTTGGCAGTAACATCCCTGAGCGTAAGCAAAAGCGTACTTCTACTTCCCGTGATGCTGGCACTGCCCGTGCTAAGGTTAAGGTACAAGCAAAGGGAATCAATATCTAAGGAGAGGTATGAATAAAGATCGTGCTTCCTCCCGCTGGACACAGCTTGACGGACAACGGCAAGGATTCATTGATCGCTGCGAACGATACGCGGCCTTCACTCTTCCTAAGATTTGTCTGCCTGACGAATACCAGCAGGACAACGACGAGCTTCAACATGACTTCCAGTCGGTTGGTGCTCAAGCCGTGAATCATCTGACCAACAAGATCATGCTTGCAATGTTTGCGCCGAGTCGGCCATTCGTTCGCCTTGATCCGGGTCAGAAGATCATGGAAGAACTTTCCCGTCTCAACGTAGCAGAGGACCAAGTTCGGACAGTCCTCTCAACTACCGAGAGGAAAATGGTGCGGGAGCTTGACAAGAGGGCATTGCGTCCGAAGCTGTACGAAGCCTTGAAACACTTGGTTGTTGTTGGCAATGTCCTCTTGTATTTTTCCAAAGAGTCCATGAGAGTCATGGGCATCAAGAAGTACGTTGTAAAGCGTAACGTCGAAGGCAGAGTCATCGAGGTTCTGATCAAGGAATGTATCAAGTTCGACGAGCTTGACGCAACTGTTCAGGATTATCTCCGGGCACACAAGCCTACTTACCAAGACGAAAGCAAGGTCGATCTGTTCAAGTGGCTCGTGCTTGATGGCAAGCGTATGCGTATGACTCAGTGGGTCGATGACGTACAACTGCCTAAGAAGTTCGAGGGTGCTTGGCCTGAAGATCAATGCCCGTATAAGGTGCTGACGTGGGACTTGTCTGACGAAGCAGACTACGGTACAGGCTTGGTCGAGGATTACGCTGGTGACTTTGGTGCATTGAGTACGCTGTCCGAGGCACAGCTTAATGCTGCAATCCTTGCCAGTGAGTTCCGATGGCTGGTCAATCCAGCAGGCATGACGAAGGTAGAGGACTTCCAAGACTCCCGCAACGGTAGTGCATTGCCGGGCATGGAGGGCGACATTAGCTTGATCCAGAACGGTAAGGTTGGCGAGCTTCAGGTTATCCAAGGCATCAGCAACGATTACATCAATCGTATTGGCCGAGGCTTCCTGTTGTCGTCTGCTGTTATCCGTGATGCAGAACGGGTCACTGCTGAAGAAGTCCGCATGCAAGCCACAGAGCTTGAGACTTCACTTGGCGGTGCTTACTCTCGTCTTGCCGCTGATCTGCAAACGCCTATTGCCAAATGGTTGCTGAAGGTCATTGACGTTGATATTAACGGCACTGACATTGAAGTAACGATCATCACTGGTCTGGATGCACTGTCTCGCAGTGGCGACCTTGATAACCTTCGGGGCTTCTTGCAGGACATGGCAGCTATCGCAGGGCTGCCCGAGCCAGTCACTATGCGGATGCAACTCGGTAATGTGATCCTGCGCTTTGCACAAGGCTGGGGCGTTGATCCTCAAGGTCTGATCAAATCCGAAGAGCAAGTTCAGCAGGAAATGCAGGCTATGCAGCAGCAGGCAATGCAGCAACAAGTTCAAACCGCTGGCGGTGTGGCGCAAGCTGAGGCCGCAGCACAACAAGGAATGGAATAAGCATGACTACTCCCGCTACCGAAATTCAGAGCAACGAACAAGTTGCCGACCAGCAGCAGCAAGTTGAGCAAATTGAAGTAGAGCTTGACATTGGTGCAGTAGAACAGGAAGGCGAGGTCGAAACTGGCGAGCCTCTGATCGAAGCACCTGAAGGACAAGCAGTACAGTATAACAAGACAGGCGACCCCGGTCTGGACATGGCACTGAGCTTTATTGGTAAGCTCGGTATCGGTCCTGATCATCCCGCCATTGTCGCTGCCCGTCAAGGTGACTTTGCCTTTATCAAGGCCGAGCTTGCTGGACGTGGTGACAAGGCCCAAGGGTGGGAGCAATACCTCTCGCTTGCTGAAAAGGCGTTCGAGAANGCCCAACGNNCTGCACAAGAANCTACTGCNAAGACTAAGGCAATTGTCGAGCAGGCAGTNGGCGGTGCNGAACAATGGGTAGCCATCCAGTCTTGGGCGAAAGCTAATGCTGAACCGCATGAACGCGAACAGATCAACTACATGTTGAATCAAGGCGGTCTTGCTGCTCAGGCTGCGGCCAAGCTGTTGTCCGATCTTTACAACCAAGCGCATAACACCGTGGTCGAACCGGCAGAACCGGCAAACCCGAACCGTACCAATCGAGGCACGAGCAATGCTGCATTGTCTCCGCAAGATTATCAGGCAGAACTCAAAGCCCTGATTGGTCGGATTGGCGCACACCGTGTTCAGGACAGTCCTGAGTACGCACAACTTCAACAACGTCGCCGCATGTATCGCGGTTAATGGAGACTTAATCTATGGCTCTTACCCATCCGGTTTATACCGTCACTCGTCCCAATCAACAGAACTCGACTGGTGACGAACTCGCTCTTGTCATTGAAGAGTTCACTGGCATGGTCGAGGGTACTCTTGAGCGCAAGTCGGAAATCCAAGGCTGGATTCCGGTGAAGCCTGTCAAGGGTACTGCAACCCTCACGAACTACGCAGTTGGTGAAAGCTCTCTGCAAGTGCTCGAACCCGGCAAGGTGCCTGATGGTACGAAGAACGACTTTAGCCGCATCGCGGTTACGGTCGATACCGTCGTGCTGGCCCGTGCTGCCTTCCCGCTGCTGGAAGTGTTCCAGACCAACTTCGACGCTCGTCGTGAAGTGGCTACTGAGCATGGCAAGAAGATCAGCAAGTTCTATGATCAGGCTTTCTTCATCCAAGCTGCCAAGGCTGCTGCACTGGCTACCTCGCCGTATGGTTCTACCGGCCACCTTGGTGGTTCTGTCGAAACCCTCGGCCTTGCTGGTGATGCTACTGACCCGGCCAAGCTGTACGCAGCTATTGCTAACCTGTTCGTCAAGATGGAGCAGAAGGACGTTGATCCGCGCAGTGATGACATTACTCTTGTCATGCCCCCGGCTCAGTTCTACACGCTGCTTCAGGCGGAGCAGATTGTCAACGG